CCTAGAGAAGTGTTGCAGCCCTTTAATTTCGGCTCCGTTTCTCAAATTACCTTCGCCCAAGCAGAAGCCCTCCAGACAATGGTGCAAACCGCCACCGGTGCCATTGATTCTGCTGGTATTCCAGGATCCATCAACGGCGAGGCTACTGCTGCGGGGATTTCTATGTCTCTTGGCGCAATTATCAAGCGCCATAAGAGAACCCTGATTAACTTTCAGGAATCTTTCTTGATTCCGTTTGTTATGAAGGCGGCTCATCGATATATGCAGTTTGAGCCTGAGCTTTACCCTGTCAGTGATTATAAGTTTGAAGCCGTATCCTCTTTGGGGATTATTGCTCGTGAGTACGAAGTTACTCAACTTGTACAACTCCTACAAACTATGGGCACTGACTCGCCTCTGTACCCTGTTCTTGTCCAGTCAATTATTGACAACATGAACATTTCTAACAGAGAGCAGCTTATTCAAACAATTCAACAGGCTTCTCAACCGTCTCCTGAGCAGGTTCAGGCCCAACAACAGGCCCAACAGGCACAGCTTGCCTTTCAACAGTCTCAGACTAACGCACTTAATGGTCAGGCTGCTGAATCCGAAGCACGTGCTCAGAAGATTCTTGCTGAGACTAAAGCAATTCCTGTTGAACTGGAAATCGACCAGATTAAAGCGATTACCTCAAACCTCAAAGAAGGTAACGAGGATGATAAGGAGTTTGAACGCCGACTTAAAGTCACAGATAAATTACTGGAGGAAAAGAGAATTAGCGCAGATTTGGCTAAATCTTTAAGACAATGATTACTAACAAAGAACTACAGAATATCCTGGATCAGGTAAATGGCATCTTTAAATCTCACGAAAATCGCATTTCGCAAATAGAGAATGAGCTAAAGAAGCTAAAAGAAGAAAAGCCTGAAACCAAGCGCAAGCCTGGCCGACCAAGGGCAACTGACAATGGATAGAGAAACAGAACAGTATTACAACGCCATCAAAGACATGATGGCTACAGATGGCTGGAAAATCTTTACCGATGAGCTAAAGACTAACGCCATTAACATTAATTCTGTTGAGAGCACAAAAGATCGAGATGATCTTAACTTTAGAAAAGGTCAACTAAATATCTTGGCCTCTATTCTCAACTTGGATAGCACCTTGGAGTATATGAAACAAGAGGGTAGCAATGATTCTATTTGATTTTTCGTGTGAGTGTGGAAATAAATTTGAAGCACTTGTACCACGTGAAACCAAAGAGAAGGATTGTCCTTTATGCAACAAGGTAGCAAAGCGCGTCATCTCTCCGATTCGCTGCAATTTAGACCCTACGTCGGGACATTTTCCAGGTGCAACCGACAAATGGATCAAGCAGAGAGAACAGAAGATGGCATTGGAACGTAAGGCAGCCGACCAATAGTCCTTAATGGGTAGCTAGAACTCGGTCTTATGAGGTTTGATAATGGCAACACTAATTGACCCAGTAGAGGTAGATGAAGCAGACAGTCTTGAGGAAAGCGTCTCTGAGGAAACCAAAGAATCTAAAGAGGTAGCGCAAAACTCCGATGATATTCCTAAAGAATATCAGGATAAGACACCCGCCGAACTTATCAAGATGCACCAAGAAGCCATGGGCAAGATTGGTCAACAAGGTAATGAAGTAGGTGAGCTTAGAAAGATTGTAGATGACTTCATTCTCAAACAGTCTACAAAAGAAGCACCGGAACCTGCCGAGGAGGTAGATTTCTTCTCTGACCCTGACAAAGCCGTGGAGAGTAAAATTTCCAACCATCCCCTTATTAAGGAGATGCAGGAAACTTCTTTACGAACGAAGCAGGATCAGTCAAAGCAGGCTCTTTTAAATAAGCATCCTGATGCAGCCCAAATCGTCCAAGACTCTAAATTTATTGAATGGGTCAAGGGTAGCGAGATTAGGCGAGAGCTTTTAACCCGGGCAGATCAACAGTACGACCACAATGCGGCTGATGAGCTTTTTTCTACATGGAAGCAAATGCAGCAAGCAACACAGTCAGCGGTTGATTCCGAAAAGAACTCTCGTAAGGAAGCTGTTAAGAAAGCCTCAACGGGTGGAGCTAATGGTAGTTCAGAAGCCCCATCCAAGAAGATTTACCGCCGCCAGGATATTATTGAACTTATGAAGACTAACCCCCAGCGCTATATCGCGATGGAGCCTGAAATCCGTCAGGCTTACCTAGAGAAGCGCGTACGTTAAGGTAAACTATCATGGCTAATGAAACTAGCGGTACTTATTTTACAGCGAATGCTGTAGTAGATAGCACTGCGGCTGCCACCTTTGTCCCCGAAATTTGGTCGGACGAGGTTATTGCTGCTTATCAGAAATCCCTGAAGATGGCTCCTCTTGTTAAAAAGATGTCCATGTCAGGTTCTAAAGGTGATGTGATTCACATTCCTAAGCCGGTTCGTGGCTCTGCCAATGCCAAGGTTGAGGCAACTGCGGTAAACATCCAGGCTAATCTGGAAGATGAAACCACCATCACTATTGACCGTCACTTTGAATACTCTCGTTTGATCGAGGATATTGTTGAAGCGCAGGCTCTTGCATCGCTTCGTCAGTTCTACACTGAAGATGCTGGTTATGCCCTTGCCAAGCAGGTTGATGACGATCTGTTCCGAGCAGGTACTGGTTTCGGTACTTCTACTCTGGATCTTACTGTTCCTGTATCTGGTACTTGTACTGGTACTGCATGGGAGAGTGCAAACTCTTACTTCATTGATGATACTGACGACACCCTGAAGGCTTACACTGATGACACAGTGGTTGCTGCTGACGTATTTACTGACGCTGGCTTCCGCGCTCTCATCAAGCTGATGGATGACAACGACGTTCCGATGACTGATCGCTCGTTTATCATTCCCCCGGCTCTGCGTTCTGCCATCATGGGCACTGAGCGTTATGTGTCCTCTGACTTCCGTGAGCCTCAGACTGTCCAGTCTGGTTTGATTGGTTCTGTATACGGCATTGACGTATACGTATCCTCTAACTGTCCGTTGATTGAGGATGCCACTTCCAACGGTACTGGTACTGTTGACGTTCGCGGTGCATTCCTTATTCACAAGGATGCTCTTGTTCTGGCTGAGCAGGTGAGCGTACGTTCACAGACTCAGTACAAGCAGGAATACCTGTCTACCCTGTACACCGCAGATACTCTGTATGGTGTTCAGGCCCACCGTCCGGAAGCTGGTTTTATTCTTTGCGTCCCAGACGTATAAGCTAGCTTGAGTTAAGGGGGCTTCGGCCCCCTTGATTCTAAGAGGTCTTTATGAAGAAGAAAGATCCACGACTAGAAAGAGCGGGTGTATCTGGGTTTAACAAGCCTAAGAGAACTCCCAATCATCCTACTAAATCCCATGTCGTTGTCGCTAAAGAAGGCGACACGATCAAAACTATTCGCTTTGGTCAACAAGGCGTTAAGGGTGCTGGGAAGAATCCAAAGACCGAAAAGGAAAGGGCGCGCAGAAGGTCATACTACGCTCGCCACAATGCTCAGGACCCTAACCCGTCAAAGCTGTCGGCTCGTTACTGGAGCCACAAAACAAAGTGGTGAAGTGGTAATGCCAATTAGAAAAACCAAAAAGGGCTGGAAGATAGATAACGTCCCTGGATATTCCAAGACAAAGAAAGAAGCTGAGAAAAGACTAAGGGCTGTTAAGGCAAATCAAAGGTGATATAAATGGCAACGATTATTACTAAAAACAGTTCTACTCCTAGCTCCGTACCCACTGCGAATGACTTGGTACAGGGCGAGCTTGCGGTCAATGTTGCCGATAAGAGGCTCTTTACAGAGGACTCTACAGGCTCTGTTGTAGAGCTTGGTATTAATCCTAGCTCTATTACTACTAGCACTGTAGACATTAATGGCGGAACTATTGATGGGGTTACCATTGGTGGCTCTACACCTGCTGCGGGTTCTTTCACCACCGTATCAGCCTCTGGGAATATCACCGTTACTGGAACTGTAGATGGCCGAGACATCGCTACTGATGGGGCCAAACTAGACAACATAGAAGCCAATGCAGACGTTACGGATGAGACTAATGTCTTATCTGCACTAGATGGCGCTTCGATTACTACAGCGGCTCCTACGACCTCTGACAAGGTTCTTTTCCAGGACGTCACTAACTCTGACAATCTCCGTCAGGCTACTATCAATGACATTCTTGTTTTGGCTCCTCCCGTTCAGGTTATTGATGCCCTTAACGGTGCGTCAATTACCACTGCTACCGTTGCTGGTACTGATAAGGTTTTAATTCAGGATACAGATGACTCTGATAATTTAAAGACTGTCACTGCTCAGTCTATTGCCGATCTTGCTTCTACCGACCCAACACTCGCAACACAGACCAAGACTTATATTTCAGGTGAGCAATCAACGCTTACTCTATCTTCTGCTGTAACTTCAGGTACTCCAGTTGTGTCTGTGACTAAAGAAGTCCCCCAAACAGGTATTACTAATAATTCTTGGGACGTTAACTCAACTGCTGAAAACTACACCAGAGTCAATAGTGCTTATTCAACTACGTTGGACTTTGTTGGGTTTGATGTGAGTACTGCAAGTTTTGTTGATAGCTTTAGTGTTTCTGCACAAGAATCAGTTCCACAAGGAATAGCATTTAACAC